GATCTGCTGCTCGCGACTGGTCGTCGCATCGAGCAGCGACTTGTCCAAGCCCTTCATGAAGTCGCCCCACGCCTTCTGACCTTCCGCGAGTTGCGTGCGCTCCTCGATGGCCGCGTTCAGCAACAGCGCATCGTTGATCGCCTTCTGATCTGCACCCGCCTGCTTCAACTTGTAGACCAACTTCTCCTTCTCGGTCATCAGCGCGGTGTCTGCCTGCTGCTGCAGGTCGTCCATGATGCCCTTCACATCCTCCGCGATCTTCTGCTGCTCGTTGAAGAGCGCGATCTTCTCTTGCAGTGCCTGCGCCTCTGCGAGTTGCGCGGGGCTCGCGCCGAGTCGCTGCATCTCGCCCAGCTTCTTCTGATCGTCGGTCATGCCCAACTGCGATGCCTCAAGGCGCAGGTCGTCCATCATCTTGCCGAGGTCTTCAAGACGCTTGGTCGCTTCCTTGTTGTCGACCTGCGGGATCAGCGGGTTGCTCTCGACCGTTGCCTTGGTGTTCTCGTAGCCCTTCGCGATGCCATTGATGACTGCCAGCGTTGCGTCTGGAACCCACGCATCGACTCCAGCGCCGAACGCCTCCATCGCATCCGCGCCAGCAGACTTCGCAGACTCCTTGGCCGTCTCAAAGGCAATGCTCGCCGCGTCACCGATAGCACCGCTGACATCGTGCCCAGCACGAGCCAAGAACTCAACGGCGTAGACGATGGCTTGGATGACCTTGAGAATGCCATACCACGCAAGCATGAAGACGCCGTTGACTAGACCCGCTAGCGACTGGATTATGTTCCATATCGCTCGCAGGTTATTCACGACAATGCCGATGAGATCAACGATCACAGCGAATGTCAGTGCGATCGCCTGCATGCCGCCCATCATGCCATCGAAGTTGCTGCTCATCATCTCGCGCAGCGAGTCAGCAATGCCCTGCACCGCTGGCCCGAACGCGCTCGCGAACATCATCTTCAGGTTGTCGAAGGCTCGATACATCGCATCGACTCGATCCGATGTCTGATCAAGCCCCGTGATCATGCTGTCGGGCAACTTCAAAGATGCTGCAATCGTGTTGGCCTCTGCCAGTTCAGCGGCAGTGGCATTGACAGCCGCGGCCATACCAATGCCGCCACGACCGAACAGATCGCGCAGCGACTTGACCTTGGCTCCTTGAGTACCCAACTGACGCACCTTGCCCAGCACGACCTCAAGGCCCTGTGCTGCGTCCTTGCCTTGCAGTGAGTTGATGTCAATGCCGAGCCGCTTGAACTTGGCGGCAGCATCCTCGCTGCCTTCAAGTGCGTTCTCCAACTCGATCTGCAGTTTCTGCATCGAACTCTCGGCAACACCTGCGGGCACGCCGATCATCGCCATCGAGTCACGCAGACCAGTCAAGGCAGACGAACTGATGCCGAGCGCAATCGCTTGATCGTTCAGTTCGCTCGCCTGCTTCGCCATTGCAATGGTCAACCCGATCGCACTTGCTGTGGCTGCAACCATGCCGACAGAGAGCAGACCAACTCCTGCTGCGCTCGTGATCGACAGAGCACCGACTTGCTTGACCGCTGCCTTTGCGCCATCGAGTTTGCTTTGCAGTCCAGCGACCACGCCCTGACTGCTCTCGGCGCGTTTCTGCAGTGCAGTCAGATCAACTCCGCCGTCTGCCTTCATCGTCACGCCGCGCGACTTCAGCACTTCGGTCGAGCGTCCGAGTTTCGATTCCTTGCCAGAGACCTCTGCGCCGATCTTCGTCTGCTGTGCCTTGAGCACATTCAACTTCTTGAGCAGTCGCTCTTGCTTCTCCAGCATCGAGTTGTAGGCAGCACCGCGCACGGTCGATGCGTTGATCTTTGCCTCTTGCGACTGGTACGCCTTCGTTGCCGCCTGCAGGTGCGGAAGCAACTTGCCCATCTTCTCGGCTGACTTGTCGCGCTCGTACAGCATGCGCATGTGCTTTGCGCCTGCGTTGAGATCACCCTGCGCCTTCGTTGCCTTGTCGGTCGCAGAAGCCAGTTTGGTCTGCAGCGCGGCAATGCGCTCGATGCCCGCTGCTGCGTCCTTCGACTTGCCAGCAGCACGCTGCATGACTTCAAAGACCTTCTCCATCGGGCCAAGGATGCCGCCGAGTCCGGGGATGGACGACAGCGCACCGCTGATGTCGCTCTTCAGCGACTTCACCAGCGATCGCGCCTTCTGCGTGCCCTTCTCCAGACCTTGCGTCGAGGCACCGATGTTGACGAATAGATTGCCTACTGTCGCCATGTGGTCAGGATAGGTGCGTGGGTGCGCGTTTCATAGCGCGACAGTCATTGCGGCTTGGCTTTGGCGTTGAAGGCTTGCGCGAATGCAAGGAACGCCTCTTGTGCCTCACCGATGTCCTGCTCGGGCTTGGGCATGAACGGCATGAAGTCCTTCGGCTCGAACGGCTTCTTGCCCGGTCGGCGATTCATGTTCGCCTGCAGCGCACACATCAACCCTGTTTGGTAGTCAGAACGCCATGCACCGATCGGCTCGACAGAATCGAACGCGATCCACTCGGTGAGTTCAGCAGAGTCGATGCGGTCGAGCAGTTCGCCGACCGTGCATCCAAGGGCTAGCGCGAGTCGGAAGTAGAAGCGTCTTGCGCCGCCCCCTCGGAGTTTCCCGCGAGTTCCTCAACATCGTTCGACGACAGGCCGGACAGACGCTGCGCGATGGTGAACAGTTCGTCCAGCACCGATGCGGGCAGATCGCCCACGGCATCAACCTCGGTGTCTGCGAACAGTCGCGCGCCCTTCTCGTCGCACAGCGCGCGGCACAGCAACTTCGCGCGAATGTTTTCGGTGTTGAGCACGCGCGTCTTGCCGCGCTGCTGGAAGCAGGCTGACTCAAATGCGTCGCGCTCGCGACCAGTCAGGCTGCGGATGTACACGGGTTCAGACAGGTCGGCGACATTGACGCGCTCGATCTTGAGCGAGCCACGCAGTGAGAGCAGGTTTGCCTTGAGAGACATGTGGTTCCTTTCGGTTAGGTGAACGATCCAGTGCCGCTGGATGGTAGCAATGAAAAGGCGGCGGCAGGCCGAAGCCATACCGCCGCCCGTCCGGGGGACTTGTGTTAGGCGACCGAGATCGAGCCGCTGATCCGCAGCGTGTAGGTCGCAGAGACCGCACCATCCAGAGCCGCTTCGGTCGAGACCGACTGGACATACGCGTTGAAGGTGAAGACCGGGCCACTTGCGCCAGATGCGCCGAAGCGCAGCACGAACGAGGTCGGGCTTGAACTGCCTGCGGTGGGAAGATCAGGCAGAGCAGCGGTGTCGACCATAACGGTCACTTCGACCGTGCCGCCATCGCGAGTGCCCATGATGTAGTTCTTGGAGGTGTCGGACAACTGCGTGACATCGATCTCGGCCGTGCTGATGCCACCGAGATTGATCGCCGTGATGATGCCGCTGACTGCGGTCGCGCCAGTTGTGAATGCTGTTCCGGTTGTGCTGATTGCTGCCATGGTGTGTTCCTATTACGAGGTGACGGAGGTGACGGTAATCGCGCCGCTGATGCGAAGCGTGTAGGTTGCGGTGACCTGCGCATCGATCGCGGCTTCGACGGAGATGTTCTGCACGAATGCGTTGAACGCGAAGCGCGGGCAAGCGTTGCCGACTGCAGGTGTGCCGAAGGTCAGCGTGTATGCGGCCGGAGTCGAGGCGGCTGCGGTCGGGAGAGTGACTGCAGCATTCGCGGTATCGACATTCACGGTCACTTCAATCGTGCCGCCGTCGAGCGTGCCCATCACATAACTCTTGGAGGTGTCGCCGATGCCAGTCACATCGATCTCGGCCGTGCTGATGCCGCCGAGGTTGACCGCGGTGACATGGCCCTTGATGTTGGTCGCGCCTGCGCCTGCGAAGATCGTTCCGATTGTGCTGATTGCTGCCATGTCAGTTGTCCTCTTGGTACAAGATCGAGTAGATGCTTGAGTGCAGGTAGGCTCCAGTTGCCTCTCCTGCGCTCGGCGGTTGGTAGTTCGTCAGACTCTTGGAGTGTAGTGAGTGAAGGACGCGGATGGAAGTCGCACCAGCACCAGCCGTGCTGTAAGTCCACAAGGTCGCCCCATGCAGGCTGGCGTAGATGACCTCTGCGATCTCGCTGCACTGCTTGGCCGTAGCAGCCACGATCGCCAACTCCACCTCGGCCTTGCGCAGCGTGGTCGCGCTCGCAACCAGCGCACCCGAGGTCTCTTCTTGGGTCAGCGAAACAACGATGCAAGGCAGCGCGCCGTCCTGTGCGCGAGCCTCCGGGTAGATGCGCGCGCCGACCACTCCGCTCACGCCTGCGTTGGCCGCAAGACGAGTAACCACAGCGCGCACGATTGGGTACATGGTCACGCTACGCCCTCCGCTTCGATCTGCTGCTTGACGACAGAGACAAAGGTCGCCTCTGCCTGTGATCGATTCGACTCAAAGGCAGGGCGCATGAATGGCTTGGCCTCGATCTTGCGCGGCCGCACCTTGAAGCCGAAAACATGCGTGAGCCGGAAGCCGAACTCAAGCAGGTGCGCGAGTGTCGCCTGCAACTTGGCTCCACGCAACACCTTTGGACGCTGCCTTGCAGACTGGCCGTAGAACACGGCGAGCCTGCCGATCGTCTTGTATCGACTGCCCATGCGTCCCTTGACCCGCACCATGATGCGCGAAGCGATCGATCTGCGAACAGTGTTGGTCGGCTCTTGCACGCTCAAGGCCAGCACATTCGCCTTGGCTGACTTCATCATGCGCTCAAGGGCAGGCTTGACTGCCTTCTTGAACACGCGCTCCTGCATGCGCGGCGCGATGCCCTTCAGTCGAGTCTCCAACTCCTTGTCACCTGTGATTGATGCAAGGCTGCGGACATTGACTTGGCCGACGCTGACTTTGCGTGCCATTACGCAATCGACTCCGCGATGATCTTCCACAGAGACGAATCGCCGTATGGGTCGATGATGTCGGTCACATTGAAGTCGCTGCCGCCGTAGGAGATTCTGCTGCGCGTGGTGAGCGTGAACGGCTGCCGAATCACGATGCTCAACTTGCGACGGCGCACCGTTCCGTCCTGCTCTTGATCCTCTGCCATCTGCTGCTCGGTCACTTCACCCCACACGGTCGTGCCCGCTGGGTAGGTCTCGATTGCCTGACCGAAGGCATCCTGCGCCGTTGTCGGAGTTGAGATCGTGACTCGATGGCGCAGCAGCCCGGCTCTCACGGCATCACCTCTCCAACGCGCACAGCATCAAGCAGCGCACGCACAGTCAGATTGAGGGAGTTGGTGGACGAGCCGACCACCTCTGCTTCGCGGTTAGCGTACCAGTGGCCCACCAGCAGAAGGATCGCCTGCTTCGCTGCGGTCGGAACGGTCGTGCCTGCGATGAATGTCACGCGCACCGCGTCATCGATCGGCAGCGTGATCGGCCACGCCTCTGTCGCGGTTGCGACTGGCTTGCGAATGCGTGCGACCGCAAGCCCAGTCACGAGTCGGAAGTCCGTGCCGGATGTCATCGTCACTGTTGATGCGTCGTCGGCGATGTAGGTCATGGACGAGATCGACGCGACGGCAGAGCGCGGGATGACGATGTCACCACCAGCCTCCGGGAATCGACTCAACTCAAGTCGCCAACTTGTGCTGATCAGCGTGCAGCCTGTAAGAGCCTCGCAATACTCGCGCCCTGCAGTGATCAGCGTGGTCAGCAGCGAGTCTTCAGTTGATCCATCGACCCGGCAGTGCAACTTGGCTTCGGCCAGCGTAACTGGCTCCGGCGCGGTCGTGCTCAGTCGTGCGAGTCGAGCGGTCGGGTACGGTCGCATGCGGTTGCCTTCTTGGGCTTGAGGACTGCGGTCTCGACAACCTTGACCGCTTCGGCCACCTTGTTCTTGATGAGATCGTCCGCGACCTCGCTCGGCACATCGATGACCTCTCCCTTGCCAGCAAGTTGCGGCACGGGCTGCTTCTGACTGTTGGCGTAGGTCACCAGTGCGGTGTCAAGCATCCTGATCTTCATGCCGTTCTCCTGTTAGTGAAAGGCCCCACCGCAGGGTCGCTGCGGTGGGGCCGTGCATCATGCCTCAGACTCAGGCCTTGATCTTCAGGTAGCGGAACGCATCGAGCACGCTCACATCCGAAGCGTGGCGGCTGAATGCGAAGTAGCCAGTCTGGTTATCCGCGAGGTAGGTTTCGCGAGCGACCTTCACAGACACCGACTCGCGCTCGCCGATGTGGAAGTAGTCGAAGTTGCCGAAGACACCAGTGATCGCACCGCCAGCGAAGGCGTTGCCGCCGTTGCAGCAGTAGATCGGGTAACCCAGCAGACGATCCGGCTCGCCATCCTGCAGACGACCGTCACCGAGCGACCACGCGAACGGAGCGTAAGAACCGCCGCCGCTGGTCGTGATCGAAGTGGCCTGCAGCAGAGCGCGAATCTTGAAGAACATCGCGTCCGTCATCACCCACGCAGCACCAGCACGATACTGAC